AAATACAGGCACAATAGCTTTGTATGGTTCAGGTGAGGGTGTTGCTTGGGGTGGAGCATATGAATTTTTTTCTCAAGAAGCTGATAAAGAAATNGGAATACAACAAGGTCCTACTGATTGGAAAAAGGTAGGACAAGTAGCTGCTCTTGGTGGTGCTTTTGGTGCAGTAATTCCCGGAGCTATTGGTGGTATTAGTAATTCATTGTTTCTTAGAAAACTTTACAACTTTTCAAACGAAGATAACATCTATCATCAAGCTGCTAAGTTAGCTATTGATAGTGAAAAAGTTATAGATGTTAATATGTCTGACCCATCTACTAAGATTGTATTTTTTAAAAATCAAAAAGGTAGTAAAGGTAGACAAAAGAAAGGAGCACAATTAGAAATTGTACCTCTTACTCGTAGAAGTTATAAACAATATATTCTTCCTCAAGCTAAAGCACTAGGGAAAGAAACTTTTAAAGAAGTAGATTCATTTCAAAAGTTTTTAAAATTTAATAATGTTATTGAAGATGATGCTTTTTTAGTTATTCGACATGGTAAAAATAAAGCAGGTCGCATAACTAAACAAGTCGAACGAATAACAGAAATGAACGGTAGTCTTTCTGCTGTATCAAAAGAATATTTAGAAGAATATTTTAATGTCTCAACACGTAGACAATATTGGAAACAAGTTGGAAGCTTTAGAAATAAAGATGCTCTTACTCATACTCAAATAGATGATGAAAGTGTGGAAGGTTTACTCTATGCTAGACAAGCTGGTATATCTGAAAAAGAAATATCAGAACGTGCAGCTAAATATGGTATTGATATTGAAGATGTAGATGCAGCAGGATACAAACAGTTTAAAGAAATGGTTCAAGACAATGCTAATCTTGATGCTACTGATATTAAACTTACAATGTTGCATAGGCTTATTTCACAAACAGTAGGTAAAGCTACAACTAAGTATGTAAAATTAGCTGAGAACAATGATGCGTTAGTAGAGTATTTAGAAAGTTTAGTACCCGGAGCTACAAATAAATTATTTAAAAGAAGAAAGACAGGGGTTAATGAGTTTACATATGGTGAAACTAAAAGTAACTCAGATGGTTTTTATTTAACTAATTTAGAAATAGCTTTAAACAGATCGGGTAAAACAGGTGTTCATGCTATGATTACCCGAGAAGAGAATGATCAACTACTAGCTTTAATTATGTCTGGTGGTAAAGTTAAAACGTATGGTGGTAATAAAATTTCTCCAATAGCTAAGACAGCATACTTTGGCGATGGTAAAAATGTTATGGGACTTCAAAAGTTACTTAAACATGCTTTTGATTCTGGAGACGAATCAGGTTTATTTGCGTATACAGGACAAGTTAAAAATTATTTTCCACAAAAACTACAGCATTCTAAAATTGAAGCTGATAGAACAGGCTTTGAAGATTTATTAATTAAACATGGACATGCAGACCCTATTAATGAAATACAACCTACAAAATTTTATAATAGTAAAGGAGAGTTAATTGATGGGTTTGATGTAAAAGCTTTACCTAAAGATAGTGAACTTTGGGGCAGAGATTTTTTATCAGAAGCTGGAAATAACATGGATAAAGCTAGGGAATTAAAAGCTGCAGCAATTGTAGACGATATGCTTGAAAGAAGATTTACTCCTTTTGTAGACGATTCTTTTTTACCCGGTAAAGTTAAAGGTGGACATGGTTTTATGAAACACAGAGTGTTTGATAAAGTTCCTCATGTTGAAATGTTACCTTATATCGAAACAGATGTAGCTAAAGTTCTTCAAGATTATTTTGTAAACTTTAGTCAAGCAAATGTAAGAACTAAAATGTATGGTAGAAACATACCTGCAATGTACAATGCAGCTTCTGAAGGTAAACAGGCTGGAATTTTTAAACGAGTTCAAGATGAGTTTCTTGCTAAAGGTGGTGATCGTGGGCAAGTAGATGTAATCATGAAAAAATTAGAAGAAATGCACAGGCTTGTAACTGGTTTAGATCACAACACAATTGATAACAACACAGTTAGAACTCTTTCAGATTGGGGTAAACTATCACAACAGATGGCTCATTTACCTTTAGCAACTCTTTCAAGTTTAACAGAACCATTGTTGCTACTTAGCAGAGCTAGGGCAGGAGATGGTTTTAATGTTGCTTATGATATTGGACGTGCAATGAAGAAACAAACAGCCCGTACGTTTGATAGGATGGCTCAACAAAGTAAAAGAATTAAAGGAGAAACTACCAGAGGTTTGAAAGAATTTGATGATGAAGAGTGGGTAGAAATTTATAGAACTGGACTAGCTTTAGAACAAGCTACAATGGACAGGATTGAAGGATTAACAGGTGAAGCACTAAGCAGTGGTCTAGCTAAAAATCTTCAGAATGCTTTCTTCAAAACAAACTTATTAACTCAATGGACTTCAGCAGTTCAACTAGCAGCTTTTACTACAGGTAAAAGATTAATTAGACAAAACACAGAGTCTATTTATTTACATAACGAAGGAATTAAAAAGCTTAGTAAGAAAAAACTTGCTTACTTAAGTGACCAACTAGAAGAACTTGGCATACCTTTAGATCAAGCTAATGCTTGGTATAAAAAATATTTAAATAAAGATGGTGTATTTAATGTTGCTAATGCTAACAAAGATAACTTTTATAAACAAAGAGTTTTAAGAGGAGCTAACAGATTTACTAGAGAAATTATTTTAAACCCTAGCACATCATCAGCTAATAGACCTTTGTGGTTCTCACACCCTGCAGGACAATTGCTTATGCAATTTGCTGGTTATCCTACAGTTTTTAACAACACTATTCTTAAACGATTTGTAAATGAATCTAAAGAGTATCCTTTACAAACAACACCTAAAATTTTAGCAACAACTATGTTAATGACTAGCGTTGCAATGTTAGGTAATTATATTAGAACTGGTGGTAGAAACTGGGAAACTCAAGAACCTGATGAGTTAGTTACTCATGCTATTAGAAGATGGGGTGGGTTTGGAGCTTTAGAATATTTTGATAAAACTTCTACTAATTTAGATTTAGGTAGTGGACAACTAGGTTCTATTTTAAAAGCCGGTGGTCCTTTAACTGGAGATATTGTTGATGCCCTTATTTATAGAAAAGGCATGGCAGAATTTGTAACTACAAACGTCCCGGGATTTTCAGCACTACCAAAAGATACAAGAGATTATTTGAAAAAGATAGGCAGAGATGGAGACAAGGCTTTAATAGAGTTTCTATTAACTCTTGTTGGTGAAGAAACAGCAGCACCTTTTGCAAGAGGTGGTCTTGTAGATGTACCTAATGCCAAAGATGAACCTGATGAAATGATTAATAAGTTTACAGGACTACCTTACAACGCTACATCTACTAGTGCACAAGACATTGAAGACAGAGAACGTAGAGCTAGTGGTGGTGTAAGTGGTGTTATGCAAAGATTAATTGACAGAGGTGGTGAAGCTATGGGTGTTGGTGCTTCTGAACAAAGAGCAAATGAAAAACAAGCAGCAGCTATGGTTAATCAAATGGTTGCTGCTGGAACAGTTCCAAAATATGAATACGTACCTGTAGATGATTATGGTTTTGTTTTACCGGCTAATCAAGGAGGTAGAACAGGAGATGCTTTTGAAGCTGTAAATCATGGATTGTTAAGTGCTACTTACGGTGACANTATAATCCGAAGAGGAGGTTTACAATTTAAAGAGGTTGCTCAAGGTTTTGGTAGACCTTTAGATTCTAAACGTGACTCTTATAATAATAGAGTAGGNTTTAAAATAAGAGAAACTGCAAAAACNCCTGAAGCAATTAATCAAGAAATTAATAATAGAATGATACGGGCATATGAAAAGATGGGTAGTGGGGAAGCTTTGATACCCGGTGAAGATTTCTTTTTAAATCCTAACGAAATGGAACAATAATATGAACATAGACTTATGCAAGTGGGAAATTAAACGACACGAGGGCGAAGTCCTAGAAATCTATAACGACAGTTTAGGTTATAAGACTCTAGGAGTTGGTCATCTATGTCAACCACAAGACGAAGAATACAACTGGGAAA